TAGAGACTGGCAGGTGGTTCTGATGACACTTCTATCATGGCTGAGGGGTAACAAGCCTCTGAAGGTCTCTGAAGGCTCATTAAGGGCTATTCGTAGGGCGCAGTTGGATAAAACCCTCGCTGAAGAGGCTGATAAGCGACGCGCTCGAAAGATGGCTCGCTTTAGTTTGATTTCCAAACCCCAGTAGGATATACTTTGAATTGTCCGAGAGGAGGACATTAAATGACAACTTCAGTCATCGAGAAGAAAAAGGCTCTTACAAAAACTCAATGTAAGCGCATTTATGTTGAAGCATACGAGGCTGGTCTTTTGGCTGGCAAAGATGCAGACACTCCAAAGTTTGTAGTTGGTTCACCAACTACTGCACTTGGTAGTGATATTGATTTTAGTAAAAAAACTTACATCCTTGACGGTCTTTGCGGATTCGCTTGGGTAAACATTTCTCCAGCGCGAGGTGCGTTTGTGAATTGGTTAAAGGCTCAAGGTATCGGTAGCAAGGGTTATTACGGTGGATACGAGATTTGGGTTCGTGAATTCGGACAGAGCGTAGACCGTAAATATGCTTTTGCTCAAGCCTTCGCTCAGGTTCTTGGAAAATACGGAATCGAAGCGAGCGCTGGCAGTCGCCTTGACTAAGTAACAAAATAAAATTCATCCCGTCGGTCTCTTCTTAGATTGGCGGGATGAACCACATAACCACCTTTTTCCTTTCATGGTTATGTGTGGGGTATCATTTACGCGGGTACCCAATAGTTCGGTGGCGTAGTAGCGCCTGTTACGCGTCCGTCCTCTCTCTAGCGTAACTTTCATCGCTCCGCCACCGAGCGCCCATCCTTGACACTCATTCATCTTGATGATGTACCCTTTTAACAGGTTCGCAAAACACCTACTCGCCAAAGTGAGGTCGGTCAGATACCGACAACAGAAGAGCGCTACATCCAGTAGCGAATGAATGTTCACTCCTAACTATGGAGGAATATGCGATTCTATGAAAAAGTTATTTCGAAACCAGTTCCAGTCGCCTTATTTATTATCGGATTTATATTTCTAAATCCATTCCACATTCCACCTGACGAACCAGCCCAAGCGGCTCAAGTAATCATCAAACCAATACTTACTGAACGCACTCCTGAAGCATCTAAAGAGTTCGCTAAGAAGAGTCTTGGTGCTTATGGTTGGGATACTCCCGCTCAATGGGAATGTTTGCTATCGCTTTGGACCAAGGAATCAAACTGGCGTCCAAGCGCTTACAACAAAACACCCGTCTACCAAAATGGAGAAAAACTTCATGCTGGCGGAATTCCACAAATACTCGGACTTGACCCTGACTTATCAGTCGAGGACCAAGTAACCCGAGGACTTGTTTATATCGAACATCGATATTCGAATCCCTGCTCGGCGTGGCGCTTTTGGAGTTCTAACTTTTGGTATTAACCTCCCTAAATGGGAAATGAAGAAGAACAAAAGAAGCCTTCAGCAATAGACGATGCGCTCGCCGAAATCGGGCGCATCGCCTTTGTTGAACCTGCTATCTGTACGGGATGGGTTTTAGTATCTGAATGGATGGGCGAAGGCGATAAGGATTACTGGACCCTCACTCTTGCGGATGACCAAAATCCTGATTGGCGCCATCTTGGTTTAGTACACCACGGGCTAAAAAATTGGGAGGGCAACGATGATGTCGGACTCAGAGACAACTAGACCCAAGGACGAAGAAGAAAGAATCAATTTACTTAACGCATTGATACGCGAGCGCTACGGGGATTGGGCGACACGCAAGACCCCCGAAATAAATAACAATGATGAAACCTCGCGCTAAAATTTCAACATGGGTTCATTTGTATCTAAAGCGCCGTGCCGCGATGCCGACCCCTGGCTCTTTGACCAATTCAATTTAGATTTAGCACAACCCGCATTAAATTATTGTTCCCGATGTATTTTTTGGGAAGAGTGTGACTCTCTAGTACAGCCTAAGCCTAGTTTTTATGATGGTGTAGTTGCTGGCAAGGTATGGCGAAACGGAAGAATTGTGGCTAAGTTAGATGCTACTTCCCCTAATCGCTTAATTGTTGGAGAGGAACCTAATGAAGATATTGATGCCATGGAATTTCGAGGGAGCGAGTTGTTGGGGGATAGAGACGAATTATTTTTTCCCCGAGAAGAATTTAATAACCGAGGAGAACAAGCAAGTCAAGAAGATTTGTGATGGATGCTACTGGAAAGAGGAATGTCTGACCTATGCGTTACATTACAAAGTAGTCGGCATTTGGGGTGGAAAATCTACTAAAGAACGCGACAGAATAAGAAAACAACTAAACATAATCGCCAAACCAATAACGAACGAGAGGTATGTAGCATGACAGCAATAGCAATAGCAGGAAACTTAGCGAGCGACCCTGAGTTGCGCTTTACTCCTAACGGAAAAGCAATGGCAACTTTTACAATCATTTCTTCTAAGTCACAAAAGAAACCTGATGGCACCTGGGAAAATACCGATGTCACTCCATGGTCAGTTAAGTGCTGGAACAAACTTGCAGAGAATGTTGCCGAGTCCTTGAAAAAGGGAATGGGTGTAATCATTCAAGGCACCGCTGTTTGGGAATCTTGGGACGATAAAAACACAGGAGAAAAAAAAGGCAAGATGTCAGTAACCGCCTTTAATGTCGGCGTAGACCTGAAGCGCCACATAGTTCAAGTTGTCGATGTCCGCCGTAATGCTGAGGGCGATAGCGAGATAGACCCTTGGTCGGCTCCGACATGGAAAAAGGAACCCGAGGTCCCTGAGTCGTTTCCTTTCTAACCCTGATGTAGTATTATTGGGGTTGATAAACTCTCGAAAGGGGTTGTAAATGGCTTGGACTGATTTCTTCACAAAGGAATTAGCAGGTTCAAAAGTTGTTGTTGATTCAAATGGCAAACCATTTGTATCTCAAGAGATTGCCGTAAAAGAATATGTTGAGATTGAGTTAAACATTCACCAAGATGTTTTGCCATACAACATCTACTTCCGTCGCTTTGATGCAGTCGGTGGCGAACTAGAAAACCGTCTCTTTGCTCAAGTTGGCGATAGAGATTTGGCTTTGAAATCTGCTTTAGGACTTATTGCCAAAAGAATTAACTCTTTTGAATATGTCTTAGACGGGTACTAAAAAGCCTAAATCCGCTTAACGGTATAATCGACGGGTGTACGATAACCTTTCGCCCAATCGTGAGGGTGTCGTGTCTGTTTTAGGGGCTTTCGCAATTCAAACTCACGAAGTATTTTCGGAGTTATTAAGAGCGGGATTCAACGAGGAACAGGCAATAGCAATCGTCGTCGGATTAGCAACCAAAGAGTAGAGGATTAAATGGCTGAGAAAATAACGCCTGATTTACAAGAGTTTGGCTCTACTGGTCTGCGTCGTTCGGGCGGAACGATATTTGAAGAATTTTTAGTAAACCTCCGCGGACAACGCGGTGCAAGAATCTATCGAGAGATGGCGGACAACGACCCGACCATCGGCTCAATGTTATTCGCAATCGAAAAAGTTATTACTCGTCTTGAATGGCGTGTAGACCCTTATTCAGATAATTCTAAAGACGGAGAAATCTCTCCCGAAGATAAAGAAGTAGCGGCGTTCGTAGAATCTTGTCTGCATGATATGAGCGAGTCTTGGGACTCTGCTTTATCTCAAATGCTTTCAATGTTAGTCTTTGGTTTTTCATATCATGAGATTGTTTACAAAGTCCGTGAGGGTGATAGCAAAGACCCTCAGCGTAAATCTAAATTCAATGATGGTCGTATTGGCTGGCGCAAAATGCCTATTCGCGCCCAAGAAACATTATTCCGATGGATGATGGATGATGATGGCGGTATTCAAGGAATGGTTCAAGTAGACCCATCCTCGGGCGGTATCCACCATATTCCAATCGAAAAGTCTTTGCTATTCCGTACCAGTTCACAAAAGAATAACCCTGAAGGTCGCTCTCTTCTCCGTAACGCTTATCGCTCATGGTATTTCAAGCGTCGTATTGAAGAGATTGAAGCAATCGGTATTGAGCGTGACTTGGCTGGTTTGCCAGTTGCTTATGTACCACCTGAGTTTCTTTCATCAACAGCAACAGCCGAGCAAGCATCAGTCTTAGCATCAATCCAAAGCATCGTTACATCTATCAAGCGTAATGAGCAAGAGGGAATTGTTATGCCCTCTATGTATGACGACCAAGGACACAAAGTATTTGATTTAGTTCTTTTATCTTCAGGCGGTTCCCGTCAGTTTGATACAGACAAAGTTATCCAGCGCTATGACCAAAGAATTGCAATGTCAATCCTTTCTGACTTTATTCTTCTTGGCTCTGACCGAGTTGGCTCTTATGCCCTCGGTACATCCAAAATGGATTTGTGGTCGATGTCAGTTGATTCAATCGCTAAGAACATCGCTGAAGTAATTAACCAACACGCTATCCCTCGTTTACTAAAACTAAACGGCATGGATGTTTCACGCGCTCCTTATCTAACTTATGGTGAAGTAAGCCATGTTGATTTGAATGAGATTGCTGGATTCGTCGGTAACTTGGTACAAACAGGTGCAATAGTTCCTGACCCTAAGTTGGAAGAGTATCTACGCGACCTCGCTGGATTACCACCTGCCGAACATGATGGACAGAATTTTGGTATGCCTCCTATGCCTGAAAGCGCTGGAGTTCCTCCTATGCCTGAAGAACCCGAT